GAGCTTCTTGATGAAATGAAATTATTAGAAGAAAGCCTTGACTTAAAGATTAATAAGGCTTTAAATAATCCTTTGAACAGTATGTCAGCTAAATCAAAATAGGAGGTTATTATGTGCGATTGTAAAACAGATGAGGATTGCGTATGTCGATTAAGATAGAGATGAAAACAGTTTTGCCTTATGTTGTGCTGATTGCAACAGTCGGCATGACATGGGGCATGTGGTCTGAACGCCTTAATGCAGTAGAAAAAAAGGCTGACAGTGTTGCACAAATGCAACAAGACATAGCAATAATTAAAGCTAAAATATTAGATATGGATGATAGAGTCGCTTGGATAGAAGAGTTTCTTATAAAAACATCTGATTACTAATGGCTATATCAAGATCACAAATGAGGCAACAAGTATCTAAACCCGGTATGAAGAAAATTAAAAAGGTAGCCTCTGCTTTAAAAAAAGCTTCAAAAAAACACGCAGCACAAGCAAAAAAATTACAAGGTGTACTTAATGGCAGACCCAAAAAAAGGAACAGGAAAAAAACCTAAAGGCTCTGGAAGGAGATTATATACAGATGAAAATCCTAAAGATACTGTCCGTATTAAATTTGCTACGCCCACGGATGCGAGAAAAACGGTCGCAAAGGTTAAAAAAATTAAAAAGCCGTTTGCTAGGAAAATCCAAATCCTAACAGTAGGAGAGCAAAGAGCCAAAGTTATGGGCAAAACACAAGTTGCTAATATATTCAAAAAAGGTAAGATGAGTATAAGGAGAACTAGAAAAAAATGACTAAACTATGTCCTAGAGGTAAAGCAGCAGCTAAGCGTAAGTTTAAGGTATATCCGAGCGCTTATGCTAATGCCTATGCTTCTAAAATCTGTGCAGGTAAAATCAAAGACCCAAGCGGCGTAAAGCGTAAAGATTTTAAAGGACCTAAACGGAGCGTAGGGGGCATGTCTATTTCTCAAGAACGTAAGCAGGTTTCTGCTGATCGTAGAGCAAGAGGCGGTGCTAAGGGGCTTAGAATGATCGCTGCAGGTTGTGGTATGGTCGCTAAGAATAGAAGAAAAAAGACTAAACTACTTACAAGAGCAGCTTAGGAGGTAATCATGCTAGATTCAATCAAAAGTAAATGGAACTCTCTAAACAAAAAAGGCAAGATGATTGTCGTTGTTGTTGGAGTCGTTGCAGTATACGCAATATCACAGATAGTTTAATATGTCTGGCCACAAAGGATTAGCGAAGTGGTTCAAACAGGATTGGAGAGACATAAGCTCGAAAAGAAAAGATGGCAGCTTCGCTAAATGTGGTAGAACAAAACAAAAAAAAGACGCTAAACGAAAATATCCAAAATGTGTCCCCGCAGCAAAAGCTGCACGTATGACTAAGGGGCAAATCAAATCCGCAGTTTCAAGGAAAAGAGCCGCAGGTAATGTAGGCCCTAAACCCACAAACGTAAAAACAATTGTCAAGAAAAAAACACGCAGAAAAAATAAAGCTTGATGTAATTGATTGGTCTAAGCAAGTCTTAGAACCTATGAATAAACATCTTGGATTTCCAGCGTGTCCGTTTGCAGCAAAATGGCGAAAAGACGGTAAGCTTAGAATAGAGGTTAGATCTGATAAATCTAAGTATGAAAAGCATCTTACATCTCTTTTGAAAGACTGGAACAAAAAGAAACATGATATTATTATCTTTTGTGACCCTTATTATGATCAATATAGTTTAGAACAGTTTCAAGAAAAAATAGATTTTTACAATAAAACTTATAATAGAAGAGATGTATATTTCATGGGGTTTCATCCTGATAACCCTGCTTCTGTAGAAGAGCAAGAGTTCTTGGTAGAACCCACTGATGACACCACATACGATAATCCAATACCATACTCTATGATGCTAATACAAAAGTTTAAACAGCTATACGAAGCGAGTTGCAAACTACATAAGATAGGTTATTATAAAAAATGGCCTCCTGAATACTACGAGGAGGTTGTTGCAACAAGGCAAAAGACATATGAACGGTTATTTAAAAAAGGAGTAACATCATGATGGGAGCAAAAAAAATGCCTGGAATGGGCATGATGGGCCTCGTGAAGAAAAAACCTAAAAAACGTGGCGCAGTAAAAAAGCGTGGCGGTGGCATGAAGCCAAAGATGTAATATGGCTACCTCGAATACCACCACTTTTAATCTTTCTTTTGATAGCATCATTGAACGTGCTTACGCTCGTTGTGGTAAGTCTATGAGAACAGGTTATGAACTGCAAGCAGCAAGGGATAATTTAAACTTGCTGTTTTCAGAGTGGGGTAATCGGGGTATTCATTTATGGAAAGTTAAAAATCACACACAAAATCTCACAGCAGGGACTACCACGTACACTGCTCCGTCTGATGCATCAGACGTTTTAGAATTAGTTTTTAGAAAGATTAGTGGTAATACAACAACAGATACTAGCATGACAAAGATATCTAGATCTGAATATGAGAACGTACCTAATAAATTTGAACAAGGACAACCAAGTCAATACTTTGTACAGAGAAATTTATCAAACGTTGAAATAAATCTCTATCAAACACCTAATGAAACAGACACACAAATAAATTATTTTTATGTTGGTAGAATAGAAGACGTGGGTGCTTACACAAATGAGCCAGACGCACCTTTTAGATTTTTACCATGCACTGTAGCAGGATTAGCTTACTATCTTGGACAAGAGATAGCACCAGAAAGATCACAAGAGTTAGAAAGAAGATATGAGGCAGAATTACAAAGAGCATTAACAGAGGATAGTCAATCAACATCTGTAAATATTGTGCCTAGAAGTTTTTACGTGGGGTAAAACATGACCTTTGCAAATGGTAATCGTGCTATAGCTTTATGTGATAGATGCGGACAACAATATAAATACTTACAACTAAGACAAGAATGGAATGGACTTTTTACATGTCCTGACTGTTTTGAACCTAAACACCCACAATTAGATCCAGGTCATCATCCAGCAGACGCAATAGCATTAAGAGACCCTAGACCAGCAAGACAAGAACCCGTTACTGTTTTTGTCGGTGCTCCAGGTGATTCAGCTTTTGAATCAGACGGTATGGTGCCGTCTACCCAAAGCACAGAGTTGCTAATTGGATCAAGTATTGGTACAGTGACTGTGGTGATATCATGAATTATTCTGAACTTTTAGATAATGTTAGAAATTATACAGAGGTTACATCCGATGTATTATCTAACTCTGTAGTTAATGTTTTTATTACAAACATAGAGAATCAAATAGATAGACTTTTAGATTCAGATTCACAAAGAAGATATGCCACATCAGCATTTATAGCTAATAATTCCTTTCTAGATGTATCGGGCCCTGAGGGCGGTTTTAGATTTGCAAGAGGTTTACAACTGCACAAATCTGACGGTACAATAGAGTGGTTAGAGCAAGTGGACACAACATTTATTGATGAATTTGCAGTTCAAAGATCTACATCAAATACAAGTTTTAATGGTGAACCTAAGTATTGGGCTAATTGGGACTCTAGTACATTAATAGTGGCACCTACTCCAAATGCAGCTTATACAGTAGAGCTATGGTACTCTGAGACTCCAGAAAGATTGGGTAATGGTTCAGGTTCAACATCTACGACAACTTTTGTTTCTAATAATGCACCAGAAGTTTTGCTTTACGGTGTAGTGTCAGAAGCGTATTCATACTTGAAAAATACACAAGATATGCAATTATACACACAGAAGTTCCAAACAGCTCTTCAGGCTTTTGCTAATGAGCAAATGGGACGTAAACGAAGAGATGAGTATACTGATGGTGTACTGAGAGTACCTTTACCGTCAGCAGACCCAAAAGCCTAAGGAGGGCATAAATTATGACAATAAACCAAGCAGTCTGTGCATCCTTTAAACAGGAGTTGCTAGCGGGAGATCATGATATCGACAATGATACAATTAATCTTGCTCTCTACACTAGCTCTGCAACATTAAATGGAAACACAACAGCGTTTTCAGCTACCAATGAAGTTGGAAACTCAGGAACCTATGCTAGTGGTGGGGCAACTTTAACAAGTGCAACCATTGGCTTAACCAAAACAAGCGCAACAGCATCAACAGCATTTGTTGATTTTGCAAACGTAAGTTTTACTTCAGCAACAATTTCTGCTCAAGCAGCTTTGATTTATAATAGATCATCAAGTAATACAAATGCAGCTATTGCAGTTTTAGATTTTGGTAGTGTAAAGACATCAACAAACGGTACATTCACAATCGCATTCCCAACTAACGATGCTTCAAGTGCTATATTAAGACTATCTTAATATAGGAGGTCATTACCATGGCAGATGCTTGGAATGAGGGCACGTGGGGACAAGGATTTTGGGGGCAACAGAGCTCTGTCACTGTAACCCTTACAGGTGTTTCGTCAACAACAGCGTTAGGCACAGCGTCAGCGACTGCTGATGTTTCTGTACCGCCTTCTCCAGTCACACTTACATCTACTTTAGGCACTCCTACAGCTGAACCAGAACACGTAATATCACCTACTGGTGTATCATTTGAAACACAATTATCTGGTGCGTTAGCTATTGAAGAGGGAGCAGGGGTCGTTTTAGGAAGCTTATCTGTATCTTTTGCCGTTGGTGATGAAGCAGGATCAGGAACTGTAGATGCAGGATGGGGCAGAGGATCGTGGGGATCTTTTGCCTGGAACGAGAATATAGAATTTATTACTAACGTAAGTGGACTCTCAATGTCCACATCATTAGGCACAACAACTCAATCAGTTGGCACCGGTGTAATAGTCTCTGTGACTGGTCTATCTATGACCTCGGCAGCCGGTGCGTTGGAGGTTTCAGAGGCAACTGCTCTAGTAAATCCGACTGCTTTAACGATGGGAGCAGCTTTATCAGGTGCTTCTGGAATAACAGGTGAAGGTAATATAGATGTTATAGCCCCTTCTGATCAGTTAGATTTTGCAATAGGAACACCTGTAATAGATATCTTTACGCAAGTAGATCCCGTTGGTGTTTCTGCAACAACATCGCTTGGAACCGCCGTAGCAGAGGCAGATGCCTTAGTAACTCTTGGTAGTTTATCTAGCAGCTTTACGTTAGGAACTGAGACTGTTGAAGTGGGAACTGGTGTTATTGTAAGTGTCTCCACCGTAGCGTTAACATTTGCTGAAGGCACAGAAACAGCCACAGGCACAGCAGTGGTTGATATTACTGGACTAAGCATGTCCATAGACGTAAGCGATACATTCAGTACACCTTGGGCAAATGTCGTAACAGGAGCAAGTAACACTTGGACAGAGGTTAATGCAGCATAAAAAGTGTTGCTAGAATAACAAAAAAAGATATATTTTAGAGAGGTATAAACATGGCAAGTACATTTACATCTAGATTCAAACTCGAAAAAATGGAAACTGGCGCAAACGCCAACACCTGGGGTACAAGAACTAATAATAACTTAGACGTGGTTGATGCTTTTGGTGGAGGATATCTATCAAAATCCGTTGCTGGTTCAGCAGATGTTACGCTCACTACAGCCGACGCTGACCCAAGCACTGAGTCCGCTAATAAAGTTATCGAGTTAACCGGTGCACTCC